TGTGGTCTCGTGACTAAGAAGGAGGAGAAAGTTATTGAGTTATAATGTGAATCAGACCGAAACCATATATACTTGTGCGGATTGTGGATTAACTTTTGTCCATCCGCATAATCGACCACCAAGTTGTAGGAAAGATAGGGAGAGACAGCAACAGAGCGAATACAATAGGCTGAATCGGGAAAAGAGAAAATTTGCCAAAAAAGAGCAAAAGAAAAAACGAAAGAAGAAGGTTGATAGACGCAAGCTGGTAATTGAGATCCCCTTTTCCAAAAGACCGGACAAAAAGATTGTAAAGACTTTGGGTAAAAAGAATAGTGGTTACTATTATACCCTACCCACTTGGTCGGAGTTTGACCGGCATTGGTGGGATCGGTATAATTTTCGGGAAGCTTGGGCAGAAAAACTTCAGGTTGCCCTCCTCCAAAGCAAGCAATGGTTTCCGAATCTTTCTGTTGATTTGCCCTACTTTCACTTCAAAGTCAGACCTTCACTGATCGTATATTGGGATAATCCTCAGGACTTCCGAGATGCGAGTAATCTTGACCAACTCATCAACAAGAATGTTATTGACAGGCTGGTGCGTTGGCATTACCTTATAGACGACAGCTTTGAATATCTTGAGCCCATGAAGATCACACAAAAAGTGAATGGTAGAAAATTAATCCTAACGCTGGAGGAGATATGAAAACTTGGCAAATACGATTAGCCTTTATATTGGTTTGTATTATGTTTGGCTATTTGGAACTTAAGGTGCACCAAAAATTTGAAGAGCTGCAAGCCCGAATGGATTCATTGGAGCTTATATGTAACCCTATTGTAAAGGATATGAATTTGATATATTCCCAAAAATATTGTCTCCTAATAGCTTTAAATCAAGTCTGATTCAAAGATGTATTCATTGTAAGAAAGAATGGACTAAATGATTTATGATATTTTTGATTTGATTAAACTTAATAAAAGCGGTGAAGTAGAAGTTCTTTGGAATGATGAAAAAACCATTAAGCAAATCTATGAAAGATTAAAGCAGATCAAAAATCAATTCCCATTCACGGAAGGTAAGATAAGGAAGGGAGGTTTGAAGCCAAAACCTTCAAGTCCGAGACCTAAGATAAAACCACTCCCCTCCAGAAATCAATATCCTCACTTATATCGAGAAAATACTATTGCTTTGTTAAAGCTATATGCAGAGCGCAATGAGCTTCTTCAAAGAGAAATGGAGAGACTCCAAAAAAGTATGAATATTGGTTATGGAAAAGAATAAATGATACATAAACAATTTGAAACATATCTTTGGATAGATAAGCATATACTTAAAGACATTAAACATGGTAGGCCTCGAGGATTCTTTGTATACAATCAAGAGAGTGAATACATAAAACAAAAACAAGATAGCTGGCAAAAAGTAAAAGCCATTTTGATTTGGGAAGAATAATGGCAAGGAAAATAGAGATAGTTGAATTACTTAAAGTTGGTGCGAAAACTCCTGGGGAAATAATAACATTGGAACGGCTTGAACAAATTGTAAAGAATTTTAATCCGTCCTTACCTCCGCAAGTCGAATTTGGTTCCTACGGTACTATTGGTATTGTCACTCAAATATGGATTGAGGACAATATACTTAAAGGTCAGATTTGTCTTGAGGCCAATTTTTATAAGCAATTAGACTATAGACAAATAAAATTAGTCAATGTTCAGTTTTATTCCCATTTTTGCGGGTTCAAGGAATGGGCTCTCTATAAGGTTGTATATCGTGGTATAACTGAATGGGATGCAGAAAATAAAGAGTTAAAAAGATGATTAAACAATATCTTTTTGAAATTGGAAAAGAATTTGAACTTAGTTGTTATTGCAAAATCTGTAAAAATGAATTTGCTTTAAGAGGTGAAGTTTTTGAAGATATTAAAAGAATATTTGAATTGGCTTTAATGCAACACCTATTTATTGATCATTTAAAAATTAATTTAGAAGATTGTTTCCAAAAAGCGAGAAAAAGAAAAGTGAAACTACCTTCTCGAAGTTATCAAAGTGGATTTTCGATAAAGCGTAAATGTAAAATCTGTGGAAATGAAATTTTCTTTTGGAATATAAATGAAGAAGTTTTGGAAAATGGTTTACAATATTATTTGTTGGAACATTTGATAGAGTATCATATAAAAACGAATATTAAAGATTGTTTTACAAAACTTAAAATAATTCATATAGATAAGTTAGATAAGGCTGAGTCTATTGGTTTACTACATCCAAGATGTGATTGCCAATACTAATCTGGTTAAGTCATTATCTTGTATTTTGTTATAAAATTCTTCTTGACAAATAAATATTAATCCTCATATTTATCTTTAGAAAACGGTCAGGCAAAGAAAGTTGTCTGTCGGAGGGGGAGAGACAGCCCCCTTTGTTTGACCGTTTTCTTTCGATCTTCACAACTTTCTTACCTGACCACTAATAAATAACCTCCAACCATAGGAGGATTATAATATGCCAGAAGGTGGTCTTTTCCACGATGAAGGGGAAATTACTATTACCACTACCCAATATTCAAATACAGTTGATACTTGGAATTCTACGAGTGAAGAATGTGACAGAGAGCTTGCTTTTCAATGTCAAATCACCAATTTCTCCGGTCTTGGTTCAGTCAAATGTGAACTTCAAACAGCCATTGGAACGACCGAACCAGCTGAGGATTCTGCGGATTGGCAAACAATAGAAGAAGTGCCAGAGAAACATGAAATTGATGAGGATCCAAGATTGGGTAAAACTTTCTTCTATATAAATCAGTTTGGAAGATACTTACGAGTTAAAATGACGATTATAGGGACTCCGACAGTGACTTTGACCATAAAGTATCAGACGAAGGGAACTTAAGTCTAAAATGCGTCCGCATAAAATTAAAAAAGAACAAGAAGAGCAAATTATTAATCTTTTGTGGGAGAGAAAGTTTACCCAAAAAGAGATTGCCGAACAATTTAATGTTTCCCCCAAAACGATTGAACGCTTTAAAGCCAGCGAAAAATATACTAAAGGTGAAATCAAACTTGAAACCGAAAGATTGAAAAGGCTCAAAGCTAAAGCCATTGAGATTGCGGATGAAGCCATTGATACTTTAAAAGCTAAACTGAAAAGTCAAGATGAAGAAGTAGCTCGTAAAGCTGCAAATGATATTTTAGAAATTGTAGGTTTGAAGAAACCAAAAGGTGAAATAGAATTACCTTCAGATATTAATGTGAATGTGATTCATAAAACTATTACAGGTAAAGAGGATGGAAATTGATTGGGAATTATGTTTACACAATGGGGGTCAAAAAGAACTTTTTGAATCTCCTGCTCGATTCAAAATTATTGCTTGTGGCACAAGGTGGGGTAAAAGCACTGTTTCAGCAAACAAAGTTATTAATTATGGTTTGGATAACCCAAAGGCTACAATTTGGTGGACTGCTCCAACTTTTGAAATTTCGGAAGTTGGAAAAGAGACGATTTTTAAAACCGCCAATGGAATAGATTTATTCTTAAGAGAAAATAAAGTTAGAAAAATATTACCCATGATAACACAAAGCCAGATTCAATTCAAATCTGCTGATAATCCAGTTAGTTTATTGGCTAAGGGAGATATTGATCTTTTAATCGTGGACGAACCTGCACAGATTCCAGATGAAGTTTGGCATAGATATTTAAGAAGAACCATACTTGACCATTGCGGAGAAGCTTGGTTCCCAGGAACACCTAAAGGCAAGAATTGGTTTTATGAGAATTTTCTGTTAGGTCAAGATTCATCTTATCCTGAATTTGCAAGCTTCCATCATCCTACTTGGGATAATCCTTTGTTAGATAAACAGGAAATTGAGTTAATAAAAAGAACCACACCAGAATTGATCTTTCGTCAGGAATATGGTGCAGAATTTCTTGAAGATGCAAGTTCGGTATTTAGAAATATTGATCTGTGCGCTATCGGGAAATTAGAAAAACCAAAACCAGGCAAAAGATATATTATTGGTTCTGATCCAGCGAAGTATCGGGATTTTTGGGTAAATATAGTGGGTGAAGCAGATCGACCAAATGTCATAGCTATACAGCGGTCAAATAAGTTAGATTGGGGATTTCAAAAACAGCGGCTTTTCCTATTGGCAAAAGAATATAATAACGCTCATGTTCTTATTGATTCGACTGGCGTTGGTGATCCCCTTTATGAAGATTTAAGTCGAATTGGTTTAAATATAAATCCCTATCATTTCACAGCCGAATCCAAACGACAGATTATTGAAAATCTTGCTCTTATGATTGAGCAAACATTGATTACTTATCCACCGATACCAGAAGTCCTCAATGAATTAAAAGCTTTTGAATATTCTTTGACTTCAGGAAGAAATTTAAAATATGGTGCATCGACAGGGAAGTTTGATGATTGTGTAATTGCATTAGCTCTTTATGCTTGGATGGTAAGACCAGAAAGTTTTATTGATATGAGTCTATTAACAGGATTCGGAAAAAGAGAATTAGCCACGACAACTATGGATGGATTTTAAATGACATTTGTTGATAAATTACGAACTGGTATAATAGCTTTCAAAAATTATGAGAAAAAATCAACAAGGCCGGTTATGGCGGAAATTTCGTCAAGCCGGAAAGCAGATATATATACTGCTTTTATCGGTGAGATTCTTAGTAATCCAGATTATATATTACAGGATATTGCTGGCGCAAAGGGTTTGGCTCTTTACGGTGATATGCTGGATAAAGATTGTCACTTGGTCAACGTTATTGATACCAGCAAAAAGGCTGTGCTTGGATTGGGATATGATATTATTCCTTTTTCCAAAATCAATAAGGACGTGCGGATGGCTGAATTTGCAAGAAATGCGATTGAAAATATAAACGATTTTGAGATAAGCTTGGAACAAGCTTATAGCTGTTTAGAGTATGCTTATTCCGTGACTGAAATTATGTGGAATATCAAAAATAATCAAGATGTTATTATTGATCGCTTGAATGTTAAAAAGCCTGAGAGGTTCTTATTTGATCGAGATTACAAATTACGATTGAGAACTACTGATAATTGGTTTTATGGTGAGCCGGTGCCAGATAAAAAATTTCTTGTTATGGTAAACCGCCCACAGCCCGAGAATCCTTATGGTGAAAGTGAACTCAAACAGTGCTATTGGTATTGGTATTTTAAGAAGAATTGTGTTAAGTGGTGGGCAATGTATACAGAGCGGTTTGGGAGCCCACATTTAAAGATCACTCATCCATCCAGTTTAAAAGATGAAGACAAACAGTTATTAGAAGATATTTTAAATGATTTTCAAAATCGAACTGGTGTAAGGGTTCCTGAAGGAATATTGATGGAGTTCCTCGAAGCCACTCGAAGGGGAGATGCTGGCTATGGTGATTTTATCCAACTTTGTAATTCCGAAATGTCTAAACGGGTCCTTGGGCAGACATTAACTGTTGAACAAGGAAAGCCTGGTAGTTATGCTCTTGGTAAGGTGCACAAAGAAGTAGATCAAGATAGAATGGAAGCCAGAGCCAAAATGGGGATGCACTGGATGGACAAGCTTATTAGATGGTTGATTGATTTTAATTTTTCATCTGTCCAAGGTTATCCATATTTTGTCTTTCATTTTGAACCACCTGAAGATTTAACACAGGAGGCCAATACTTTAAAAATATTGGTCAAAGATATTGGCTTACCAGTATCTCAAAAATACGTTTATGAAAAATTCGGTATACCAGAGCCAGAAGAAGAAGAAAGCATTCTAGAACCACCTAAAGCTCCGATGCCCTTTATGTCTAAAACACAATTTGCTGAAATACCACATGGTGAGAAAATTTACAGTCTTGGGCAATTATTTTCGATTCGGTCAGGTTTGACAAATAAAATCAAGAAAGTTTTAGAAAATTTAGAATCTCAATACCTTGAGCTTATGCAAGCCAATCCACCTTTAAAGTCGGCAATCTATGATATGATAGCAAAACATTTTACACCAGAACTTCAAGGTTATATCAATAATGGAACTAAAGAGGCGATTCTTGGTTCTGCTCGCAAAATGGCTAAGGATTTGGGTTTGAGAATTTCATCAATTATCTATCAGGGATGGGTTGATGAATATATGAAAAAGCGAGTTTATGAAAAAGGAAAAATAGCGAATATTGGTGAAACTCTTTCTGATATGCTTTATGGCAAAGCTAAAAAGCTTTATGATCAAAAGATTTCGTTGGAAGAGATCAAACAAAAATTAAGAATCGAATATCCCAAACTTAGTAAGGGGCGTGCAGATTTGATTGCAGAAACGGAAATCCGTAGTGCGGGTAGTTATGCCAGTTTTCAAGTAATCAAACAAAGTGAATTAGAATTTGAGGCTTGGTTTGATAATCAGGGTGAAGCTTGTGAAATCTGTGAAGAGATAGCTCAAAAAAATCCATATTCAATTTCAAATGCTGAGTCTATTGGTTTACCACATTCAGGATGTGATTGCCAATGGGTATTTACAATTAAATAGGAAAAATTATGAATTGGGTAAATGCCAAAGAAGAATTTATAAATCTTGAGCATGTTGAATATGTTGATAACAAATCTGAAGATTATATTTGGTTCTTTTTTTCAGATGGAAGTGATAAATGTTTTTTAAATGAGAAAGCCACAATGATTGAGGCGCATGTGGCTTCGTATTTGACTCAAGATGAATTGGAAAGTTTAAAACAACAATTCAAAAATAAAATCGGAGGTAATTAAATGCCTGGTTGGGATGTTTCGAAAACAGGTGATTATATACATTATCGAGTTAATGATCCGGATAAATATATTCAGATTAGGCAAGAAGAATTTGGAAAAGGTCAAGGCATATTTGTTCGGATAGGTTTCTTCAAAGGTGGAGGATCTGAAGTTCAAGCTTTACTTTTTCTAAAATCTAAATGGACATTAGATAAAGCTAAGGCTTGGGTAAATGAACATCAGGGTGAGCTTTCTGAAATTGTTCACGGTCACTTTGAGGAAACTGATAATGTGCCCATTTGGACTTTTGTCAAAGATAGCAAATTTGATCCAGATGCTGCCTTTGAGATTTTTCAAACTGGTAAATATCCACAAGGCGAATTTACTCAAGAAGATTTAGATGAGATTGTAAATAACTTTGAACCACAATATCACACTCCCCCATTGGTCATAGATCATAAAGAGGAAGGTCAAGCTCATGGTTGGGTTAAAGAGCTTTGGCGAAAGGGTGATTCCCTTTTTGCAAGAATCACCGAATGGAGTAAAGATGTATGGGAAGGTATAAAGAGTGGTGCTTTTAAAAAGTTTTCAATTGGTCTTTATCCGAATTTTGAAGGTAAAGGATGGGCAATGGCTCATCTATCAATACTCGGAGCTGCACCGCCCCAAGTCAAAGGAATGGATTTCCCATTTAAAGCAGATTCCTACGAAACAAGATTCAATAAATACGGAAAGATTATTTGTTTTTCAGATTTTAACTGGGAAGCTCCAATTGAAAGCTTTGTTGATGATGAAAGAGAGAAAAATAAGCAACAGCAAGAAACCCGTTCAAAACGGTATAGTATTGGAATTAAGGATGATAGACATGTAACCAAAGGAGATCAAGAAGTGACAGAGAAAGAAGTTCAAGAAATGTTGAGCAAAACCAAAGAGGAAATTAGGCTCGATTTTTCTGATAAGCTGAAGCAGAGCGATGAAAAGGTTAGCGTCTTAACTGAACAGATTAAAGCGAAAGATAATGAGATCGTTGCTTTACGGGATCAGAATATCAAAACCGAAATTAACACCTTTGGTGAAGCTATGTTAAAAGAAGGCAAGATTACGCCGGCGGAATGGAAAACTAAAGAAACCGTTTTATTCCAAATGGCTAAATTGGGAATCAAAACCAGAACTGAGGACAAAGATGGCAAAGAGATTGAGATTCTGCTATATGAGCAAGAAAAGCAGATGATACGAGATAGAATGCCTCAAGTTCCGCTTAACGAAATTGCCAAAAACGAAATGGAGAATAAAGCAAAGGTAGTAAGATTTTATCAAAAGAATCCGGAATATAACGATATTCCAGAAAGTGATTTGGACTTGGCAGAAAAGGCCAATGAGATTGAAAAACGAGATAAGGTAGATTACAAAGAGGCTATCTGTCGAGCACAGAGAGAGTCGGCCAATAAACAATAGGAGTTTAAAAAATGGGAAATGCACCATACGAAAATGAAATTTTAGACCAGACATTTGATGCCGAAGTTGCTATGACTACTAAATATATTGCTGTTAAACATGGCACCAACGAAGGGCAGGTTAATATTGCTGGTGATGGTGAAACTGCTATTGGTATCTTGCAAACAACAGCTGCAACGGCTGGAGATCAAGTAAGAGTTCGAAGAATAGGTAATTCTCTTGCTAAAGCAAATGGAATTTTTTCAAGGGGAGATATTGTAAATTCTGCTGCTGCAACTGGAAAGCTAGATACTGCTGGTTCTGGAGAATATGGATGGGAGGCTATGCAGGACGCACCTGCTCAAGATGCCGAAGTAACAGTTTTCGTCTGTGGCATTGGTCATTATAAAGCATAGAAGAATGTTAGCAATTAATTTTAGGAGTTTAGAATAAAATGGCAGATTACAAAGCCCTTCATGTAAATGCAGTTCTTTCCAACTTCTTAGTAAGAATCGCCACAACAGGTTTCGTTTGGAATCAAATGTTACCGCTTGTTAATGTAGCTAAAGCATCAGATACAATCAAAGTCAGAGATACTACTCATCTAAAGGCAATTGATACCAAACGAAAAGATAAAGCGGAATCACACGGAATAAGCACAGATTATGAGACCGATCTTTCCTACAATACTGAGGCTTATGCTTTGCATGATGATGTAAGTGAAAAGGAAAGAAAAAATGCCGACCCACCTATCAAAGCAGATTTGGATGTCACTGAGAATATCAATAGCTTAGTTGATATTGATATTGAGCGACGGGTAGCTACACTTTTGACGGATACTTCTGTGATGACTAATTATGACACCCTTCGAGAAGGAAGCACAATGTGGGATGCTTACGATTCCGCAGATTCAAATCCTAGGGAAATGTTTAGGACTGCTAAAAGAAGTATCTATACCAAAACTTTCAAGCGAGCGAATGTGGTTTTAATCCCTTATGAAGTTGGATTGGTTTTAGCGGATCATCCGCAAGTTACCGAACTATTGAAATATACTCATCCAGAACTCGTGACTTCATCTGGACTTCCTCCTCAGATGTGGGGTCTCAAAGTTATAGAGGCTGAAGCTGGCTATGATACAGCGAGTAAAGGACAAACAAAATCCTTTTCACCGATTTGGGGTCGCAATGTGATCTTTGCTTATGTAGAGGCAAGACCAACTTTGAAATCTATAACTTTAGGATTTAGTTTTAATTGGATGGGTAAGATCGCTCGAACTTGGCAGGAGCCTCGATTAGGGAATAATGTTACCAGAATCGAAGTTGAGCAACAGGGATTAGCCCATAAAATTATTTCTGCTGATTGTGCCTATTTGGTTCAATCAGTAATAGCCGCTTAATTGGAGAATGGAAATTGATTAATTATGGAGGGATTTTTTAAATGATAAGGAAACTATTTTTTGCATTTGGGATTTCACTGTTGCTTGTGGGTTCTGCTTTTGCTCAGACTAACGTTAATACACATATGTATCGTAATGATTCCACTTTGAATATCACAGATGATTTGAGCACTTGGACAATTATCGGGAAAAGCGGACTTTTGGATACTAGTGAAACTTACACAGTTGGTAAATATGTAAATTTCACAAGCTCCTTTGATTTGACCGGTGTTCATGCTACTAGTGATAGTATCAATTTTGTTATAGTAGCTGAAGTTAGCTTAGACAATTCTACTTGGTTTATCTATGATTCTTCGGCGGATTTTACGATTGCAGATACTAACTATATTGTGAAAAAATGGACATTGCCACCTTGTGCTTATGTGAGATTTATTGCAAGAGCAAGGGGTGCCCATGATGCAGGATATGGTTGGTATATGGGTATGAAAACCTTTATGCAACAGTAATCCTTGCTAAGATAGGGGGGAGAGAATAAACTCTCTCCCCTAAAACTAAAGAGGTTTGAAATGGCTTGGTGCTCAGATACCGATGTTGAACAAAAATTGCAGGTTATGAAGTCTGGTAAGAACCATGAAGCCGAAGATATAATTGCTAAGATTGAAGAAGCTGAAAATAAAATACGTCCAATTCTTTTGGTTCAATATGATTCGACTATAGTTGATGATTGGACAAATCCAGATAATACACCACCTATCTTGAAAATTTTGACGGCAACTTTGGCAGCGGCTTTGATCTTACAAGATTATTATGGGCATCCCCTAAAGGATAATGGCACACCTGGTGGTTCGCTTTATGGAACATATCTTGACGATATTAAAATGATCCAGACTGGCAAGATTCAGCTTGTGGATATTAGCGATCAAGAGATAGCTACATCCAAAAATGAGATTTATTACAATGGCTCAGCCATGACTCCGCATTATAGCATGGAAAATCCTGAAGATGATAATTTCGGTAATGGAAGTTTAGATAATTTCTAATGATAGTCAAATTCCAAAGAAAGCATAATCGCAACTTGAAGGATATTTATGAGAAAGCTATACAACCAAAAGAAAAAGAAATCTTCAGAGATAGCTTGCAAAAGATGTCAATCTATTGCAGACAAAGACATACTTGGAAAACCAGAACCGGAGCATTAGAATCATCTATTACATTCAAAGAGCCAGAATTTGACAAGGATAAACTCAAAGGTGAATTGCTTGCTGGTGGATGGGGCAGAGCGAAGTATACCTATGATCGAGCACGCAGATCAGAAGGACGTAAAAAACAATATCGGCGACAAAGAGATTTACGGATTCGAGTTAGACGAGGGATAGGAATTTGGGTCAATTATGCTCCCTTTGTTGAGAAAAAAGGTTATCCAGTGCTTAAGCAAGGAATTGATAGGTTCTTACCACGTCTGAGTAGAAAATTAGGAATGGAATTAAAAGCTATTCGGATATGATCAAATTAAACGAAATATTACAAGCTTATAAAGCCCTATTGGATGCTGATTCAACAATGGATTCCCTTCTGGATGTTATCCCTGGTGATAGTCGGGTTCGCATAGGAACCAAGCGGGAAAACCTTATGAATCCTTCGATCAACATACGAATGGATGAGACAAGTAATAATGGTCTTAATATGTTTCAAACCTCTATATATTTTGATATTTTTGTGAATGCTGGGGTAGATAGTATAGATGAAGAAAAACTTTCACAAATTGCAGATAGAATACAGACATTGATAAATGGGATGAAGCCAGATACTACTACGCATCGCATTAAACAATGTCTATTCGTGCAAGAAGTAGGCACAGTTCCAGATTTCAAAGAATATTCCGGCATCGAGGAAGGTTTCAAATCTGTAGTCTTTGAAGTTTGGTTTACGCCCAAAACTTAGGAGGTAATTTTCGATGGCCTATGATTCTGATAATTTTCACATTGGTTGTGTAACTTTGGTCAAAGTGAATGGAGTGGATGTCGGAGCTACCTTTCCAGAGGGTTTGACAGTTACTCCTGAAGAAGAAAAAGCTCAATTACGTTGTGGGCAGACTCTATCTTATGAAGAAGTCACTATTGGAAAGAATTATATAATCGAAGGCGTTTTAGCCGAAATGACTTTAGAAAATTTGAAGGTGATTTTGAATGAAGGGTCTGCCATAGCGGGCACGAGTTATTTACCTTTGAGTGATACTTCTTTTGGTGATGTAACCGTAGAACTAAGATGGAATCATCCAGTAGCCGGAACTTATGTTCAATTGTTCTCAATTGCAAATTTGACTGCTGGTTCTTTTGGAACTCAACAGAAAACACAAAATGGTTTGAACTTTAGAGCAGTAGCCAGAACATACAGCGATAATAATTTTGGTTATCTGGAAGTAGTTTAATGGATGTTTGTTTTCATGGTATACCAGATATAGAATATACAGGTTATGGTGAGCTGTATAAGAGATTGATCATAGCTCTATTCAGAAATGGGGTTAAGCTTTGGCATCTAAATAGTTTGAAGGGTTATGATCTTCAAATCATTATAGCCCCACCACAAGAGGAGATCAAAAAATTTATATGTAGAAAATCAAATCGTTATGGAATTTTCACCATGCACGAAGCCGAGAAGCTGCCAAATGGTTGGGTAGATTCAATAAATGAAGGTTTCGATTTTGTAATAGTGCCCTCTCGTTGGTGCCAGCAAGTTTTCAAAAATAATGGCATAGAGAAGCCTATATATTGTGTTCCTCTCGGCATTGAATCGAATCAATATCCCTATTTGGATCGACAAGACAACCCTTTTTATTCCATTATCTGGGAAGGTGATTATCCCAATGGACGGAAGGGATGGGAGCTATTGGATACAGCTTTGAAAGAATTGAATCTTGAAGATATTAGGGTGATTCAAAAATTCGTTCGATATAAAACCAAATTCACCACACAGACTGAATTTTACGATGTTCATATGTGGTCAATCGGAAAAGCAATTCCACAACATGAACGCCTTTTCCTTTTGAAAGAAGCTAATCTTTCAGTGAATCCAACTAGAGGAGAAGGGTTTGGCTTAATCCCTTTGGAGCATATGGCAACAGGATTGCCTACTATAGTGTCAAGCAATACTGGTTGTCAAGAGTATATAAATCCCAAATTCAATATCGGATTGGATTGCAAACAAGAGCCAAGTTTCTTTAATCGCATAGGTGGTGATTTTGGTTATGATATGGTTCCAACAATTAAGAGTATAAAGGAGAAAATTCTTTGGTGCTATGAAAACAGAGAAGAAGCCAAAGAGATGGGCAAACGTGCGTCCGAATGGGTCAAAACTAATCTTACTTGGGATCATTCAGCTTTAAAGATGATGAATGTAATTGAACATATTTTAGGCTCAGGAATATATTTTGAAGATATTAATCAAAGAAAGGAAATAAATAACTTAGGAGGTATATGCCAGACGAGTTAAAAACATTATGCCAAACACCTTTGAAAATCAAAATCGGCGAAAAGGATTTTGAGGTTCATCCACTCAATTTCATAAAGATTGAGAAATTAAGAGAACCCTTAAAAGAGATTTATGATAAGGCAGATAGCATCCAGAAACAGGTGGAAAAGAAAAAGACAGCTATTGAAGAACCTGATTGGGATTTGATTGATAGTTTCAGAAACCTCTATGATATTTTCAAATTTGATAGTGTTTTTGTGATTACTTCGATACTTCTAAAAAGGTTTGGGGATGAAGCTGAATATCCACTTTCAAAAGAGGATGCTAAGAAGTATTTGGATGTTGCCATATTCAATCGGATTTTACAGTTTATTGCTGAAACAGCCTCTGTGGATGAAGCAGTAAAAAACGTGATAATCCTCAAGGGACTGCTCAGATAGTTTCTTGGGGAAAGGTGATAACGTCCATTATTCAGCTTACCAATTGGAGGCTGAATTATATCATGAGAGAAGTTAGCTTGGGTTCTCTTTCAGTCATAAGCAAATCGCTTTCAAGTGATAAAGAGGAGAAAGACCCTCTCCAGTATTTTGCTGATAAAGGTTTCATTGTGAAAGATTTAAGAGAAAAGAATGGCAAAAATAGTTGACGAATTAAGATATATTCTCAGTGCTGATAATCGGCAACTTAAACGGGGGATGATTGAAGCGGATCAGACTGTGAAGAAATCTATTTCAGGTATGACACAGACATTAAAGACGCTCGGTGCCGTTTTTGGTGCTATTTTTGCTGTTCAGCAAATCAGGGCATTTGTTTCTGAATTAAAAAGTTTTGCTGTTGATGCTACATTGACAGCTGCCAGAACAGAAGAACTTGGGATAGTTCTCGAAAATGTTGGTCGAATAGCAGGATATAGCACTGGATTCTTGGCTCAACAAGAGGAAAAGATTAAAGAGTTAGGAATAACCACACAGGCAGCTAGAAATCTTTTGATTCGATTTATGCAATCTCAATTAGATGTAGGATTGGCTGCTAAGATTGCTCGGGCTGCTCAAGATTTGGCTGTAATTGCAATGGAGGATTCATCCCAAGCTGCTGAAAATTTAACCTATGCAATCGCTGCTCAGAGACCGATACTTTTACGCCAATATGGTATTATTACCGATCTCAGCGAAGTTTTCAACAAACAGGCAAAAGCATTAGGGAAAACTGCGGAAGATTTGACTGAGTATGAGAAGCGAATG